CTTGATTCAACACTGGATCCTGGGCTTGCAAGGTCACTTGCTCATTTATCTCGATGTATTGGCCATAGAAGGACATACGTGCATCGATATCCACGGCTGTGAGCTGTGTTGCAGGAGGTGTTATACCAGAGTTTCCAAGAGGCACTTTGCTCGATGGGAGTCTGTTATAACGTCTCATTCTAATGTTAGGGCCACCATGTGCTGGAAACGGAACCAGCATGGCGGGTATTTTATGTATCATGTTCTGATACGGCACTGACAACAGGCGGTTAGCAAATGTATGCTGTACTGGTGCTGGCAGTGAACTTGTAGTTGTAATAGGCATGAAATTTCCTTAAACAATATGTCAAAAATGTGTCACAAACATGTCAAAAACATGTCGTGAGACCATACGGTTTAAGCGGGACGAACACTTAAATACGTCCTAGGCTAGCGAGGCCGTGGTTACGCTGAATTGGGTAGGTGAAGCCCGATACACCTGATTAAGAGTCGGAATTTGCAACACGCGTGTTTGCGCTAATTCTTCATCTTAAGATGAATTTTAAACGTATAGGGATAGGCGGAGCAATAATTGCAATAAAAAAGCCCCACAGTTTTAAGCTGTAGGGCAAAAGGAGAAAGTATGAAGTCAAGATTTATCTACTCTGGGCTAACCTCAGAGTTTCAGCATATATTCTTTGTTGATCTTCTGACGTAAGTTCCTTCTGGAACTCATTGGCACGTGATAAGGGTGATGACCCTTGTTGTGGTGTAATAGACGATGATGGTCGGGGTTTTAAACTATTTCTCTGAACTACTTCCTTATCTGCCTCATATGTCTCTTCTGTATATATACCATATTTCTTTATCTGATTGTAAGCGGTTTTTGCTTTAGCATATAAATTAGGTGAGGCTTGTATCACCTCGTACATCTCTGGGTCAAGCTCTGCCAGGATATTCATGTTCTCTTTAGTCACGACTTTGTCAAAATCTGAGTGTGCTGCTTTAAGTTTAGTCTCTATGGTCATGTTTTTTGATTGACCAAGAGCTTCCTTAGCTTCTCTCAATTCCCTTCTAATAGCCCTTATCTCCTGTGATAGGCCTGAAAGGTGTTTACCCTCAACCAATTCATCCTCTTTAACCCCGAACTTAAAATCTTCATCATTAGACTCAGATTTCGGTTGTAATTGTTGTTGGGTTGATCGGCGTAACTCATCATTCTCACGCTCTAGACGCTCTGCTCTCTCGCGTAATATACGTAGGTTACGTTCTTTTGACGACTCAGTTGGCTGACTCCTCGAGTCTTGACTCACAGGTGTAGGGGCGGTTTCAGGTTGCGCAACTTGCTCCTCTGGAGCTAGTTCTGTCGCTTCTGTAAGTTCTTCCTGATTTTCGGCTACACCTGCATTTTGGGGTTCAAGTGTCTTTTCTAATTCTTTATCATTCACTGTTCTACTCCTTCTCTCTCACCGTTTCTCTTCTTACACTCTTTAAATAGTGTCCCGTCTGCAAAGTCACGTATCATCTTTAACAACTCGTACTCACTAGGGTCTACTTCTTGGGCGTTGTTTAGATAGACAACACAAGTCTCTCTATCTGGAACAACCCAAATAAACTCTAATTTGTCATCCTTACTATGGTATTTATAGACGATCTGTTCATAGTTAGGGGTAGGGCATGACATACGTGCTGAAAAATAGTTACGGACTATGGTGGACAATATCCGTTCTCTCTTTGTGGTAATAACAACATAGAAGTCATCAGGAAAGATCTTCCTATGACTGTCGACGCAAGCAAGAATGTTCTTCTCCCAGTCCTTTTGCATCTCACGTTGCATCTCTACAACATCAATGTCTTCTGGGGATTTTGCCATCAAGTCTAAGTAGTGTTGGCCTGCGGTCTTCTTCTCTGGTTCCTTGACACTCGTGTCCTTAAAACCAGGATCGATTATAAGCGTGGAAGCCGTAAGGCTTATGCCTTCAGCCGACGATTTTACGCCAGGGGGAGTTGTCACACTCCCACCTGTCTCCTTAACACTAGTGTTCTTCTCTCCTAAACTCATCCTTATCTCCTGTACCACTCTCTAATGGTCATATATAGCAGATATATTATCGCCATTCTCTCTTTCTATTTTAGGTTGCTTGCTACTCCCAACTCCTTTAACAAGATTTTGGGGTTCTTCTTGGAGACGCGTCTGCGCTTCCTTTTAACCCCCGTTCCAATTTTTTTGGGAATCTGTAGAGTTTTTGCAACAGTATTTCTCTTTGCCATCTTCTTACCTGACGTTATTAAAAGAGGAAGGGTTGACACGAAGTGTCTAAACCCCTCCCCCAAGGACAGAACTACGCTTAGTGCGTATAACCCTTTTGTCTCATAACTGATTCACGTACAGCTTTACGGTCAACATCGTTTAAGGTTTTGGATTGTTTGCCCTTCATATTGGCGGGTACGCCTAATATGGCTTGAGCAATCTTCTTAGCCTTACTATTGACCCTAGGCATTACAGGCATATTAAACCTTTCAGGTTAAACCTATTCAGGTTATGCCTTTCTAGGCTTAGTCCCTTTGGCCATAGCAGCTCCATCAGCAGCCATTTGTTTATTAATAGCTGTTAATGTATCTGGTATATCCATATACATGTGACCTACTCCCGTTGAATAACCTTTCATTACAACATTCTGGGGTAAGCATCCAATTGCACTCTCATCGTTGTGCAACATCCCACCATCTGAACTAGCAGCCGCATTTTGTTCGGTGCTAAAGTATCGCTTTGCCATTGTTGGCCTTTCGTACACACTATGTGTGGTAAAAACTGAGTCCGTGAGGATTAGTCACGACCTCAAGGTTAATGACCTCTATTTACTACATTTAGAGGACTTTTGGGTCTTCGACCCTTTTTTCTTCTTTAAAGCTTTCTTCATTGCAACATCATGTCGCTTCTCGTGCTTTGACTCTTCGGCCTCTTCGGCCTTGTCATGACGTTTTTCTTCTTTTTCGTACTTTTTAGGTAACTTCATCTCTTTTCCTTAGTTACAAAGATCTTCTACTATGTCCGCCATTAAACTACTGCCATCAGCTTTTATTAAATAAACTCTCTGTTGAGTACCCGTGCTACTAGAATCAGTAGTTAGGGTAAGATCAGTTGTCTCGATTACATCAATTGCTGCAAACAACAATATCCCAAATATTAGATTCTTCATGTTGTCTTCATTTCTTTAGTCCACTCGATAGAGAGAACATTATCCAGGTTGATTGTAAACGTCTTACCTAGGTCATTTTTGACCGTAATCCAGTGAAGTTTTTCATACTGCTCATCCTTCCCAAACATAAATATTCCAGAAGGCTTAGGGTCATTTTCTCTTTTCTCAATCCAGGCTGGTATACTATCACCAGCCGTACCATAAACAAGGATCTTCTGCCAAAATGCCATGTCCTTAATCCATTTCGAAGTGGTTGCCGTCTGCCCTTTTCCAGCGACCGCCCCACTCATTAAAAGGGTTTAACTTCTCCCAAAAACTTCCGAACTCCAGATAGTCCTTGGTATCGTGTAAGTACACATTCTTTTCGTCAAAAATATTCAAATCTATAGCCAACCTATGACAATGATTACTATCCATTGAACCTATGCCTTGCTTGTGATATATCGAGGCTTGCAAGCTTGTACGGTAGGTCTCTCCAAAGGTGCATTTATGCCCTGTGGCAAAGATAAACTGTATTAACCTTGCAACGCTCTGGGTAAACTCCTGCTGACGATCAATGAACGGGATATTTTTTCTCATATCCCGCCCATAAATGAAAGGACTTAATATGAATAAGCTCAAAATTAATAGCGTTCTCATCTCGCTTGCACTGGCCTCTTAGGTTTTGGTTTTGTGGTTGTTATGGCCTTACTAACTCGACTCTTCAAGGTAGGTTTGACAACTGCTCCAGTAGAGCCACCTGTCTCGCCCTCCACCTTTGCCACCTGTTCCTGTTGTTTAATTGTGGCCATTATGCTCACCAATCTCTCCAACTGCTCTACATCAATGCTCTCCAACTCCTTCATGGCTTTAACCATGTTAAGGGTTGCAAGCTGTTCTTCTTTTACAGACTCAGCCATCTGCTTCTGTGCCATCATCTTATTCTCTTGAATACGTGAAAGTCTCTCTAAGCCCAGCCCTGTGTCAGCAGTAGCCCTTGCTTTGGAGAGTTCTGCGCGTGCTTGTAACTCTTGCATCTGAACTTGCATTTGCATTTGTTGCATCTGCTGTTGCTGTTCCTCAGCTCTCTGCATAGATTCGAGAACCTTGGATTTATTTTGCAAGGTAATAGCTTCAATGAAAACATCATTTGGTAGAGGGATACCAGCTTCACGAAGGTAAAGCATAGTAGCGAGTTGCTGTTGACGCTGGGTCGATGTCAAAATACCATCTTCCACGACTGCATCGTACTTCCCGAAAGCTTTATTGTAGAATTGTGGAGTTGGTTCTTCTTCTGTGATTCTCTTTATTTTGCCTGGGGTAAAGTTGGACTGTATGATATCGATCATTAACCTACCAAGAAGCTTCTGCGCTCTATCTAGATTGTCGAAAATACCCTGCAACCCAACTAACCCAGCTCGTTGTCTAATCATGGCGAGAATGCCCGCCTTATCATCAACCGCAGTACCTAAGTTCTCATCCGAGACACCCACGATCTCTTGCATCTCCTTACCTAGCAACTCAGATAACTGAATTGTAGTAGGTGCAATGGCTGCGGGTATAATTTGCTCAACATCGGTCATATTTGCATCATGTTTGATAGCAAGACCCTTACCCTGACCATTCATCAAGACGTCATCAGGATTAACGAGAGCATCTTCCTTATATTTCCATCCAGAATTGATCTGAGACTCCATTATATCGAGTTCAATTGCCTTGCGACGGTTGTAAAGGTACTGTGAGTCGCGTAATCCACGCACTATACCCTGCAAACGCCAGTTAAATTCAGGCATTTGGGGAGAGTAGTATGTAAAAACTGGAACAAAAGGCAGTTGGTCTACGCCCAAGGGGTTCGGGCCATCAAAAAATACCTTTCCTTGAACGGAAATAGCCAATCTTGTGGTAGGAACGTCTGACTCAATGATAGTTATTTGTGGATATAGGTTAAGAAACTGGTTTAGACCGTCTTGGTTATCGTGTTTCCACTCTAAAGTTTCCCCTGTTTGGGTATCAACTAAGAGTTTTTGCTTACGATAAGCCTTATAATAGAATTCGTCATATATGAGAAGGTCGTTTGACTGCTGAACATTGTAATTTTCTGGTAAAAACTGAAACTTGCCGTCTTTATTGTCGGCAACTGGAAGTTCACGGATCTCAGAAGCTCTGTCAGGAAGTAGAGAAGCACACTCTAGCTTAGAAATAAAAGATCTTTTCCATAATGCGTTACAGTCGGATAGATCGGCTTTGCGGAAGTATGGATCAATGAGAAAGCTGTTGTAACTGCAATTATCAACCTTTATATTTCCATTAATA